ACTATTTCCACGAGATGAAAACCCAGTGTTATCTTCACCTTTGGCGTTCAAATACAAAGCAATGTTGTTTTGCTTGGCTATTTGTTCAATAGTGTAAGTTTGTTGTTTATTGTTTGTCATTTCCGTTTGCGTTTTGGTTTCTGCTCATCATCGGCAAGTTGCGCTTGTTCGATTGCTTGTTGCTTCTCACGCCATTCTGCTTGCTCTTTGATTGAGTCAAGTTTTTGATGTGCAAAGATAAGAAGTGAAAAGTATGCTTCTACAAAACAGGTAGAGCAAGACGGCATACCACGACCATAGATTGATTGATACACGATACGCAGTCTGTGTGCTTGCTCAGGATTTAAACTCAACACTTGAGTCTTCTTGTAGTTCTCATACAATGGCTCTAGTGAAATGACAAATTCTATATCTTCAAAGTTCATATTTTAGTCTCTAGAAGTGCTACGATAATAGTTGAGATTGATGCGTACAAGATGCCAATGAGTCCGTATTGAATGATGAAGTAAGCGATGCCTATCCACCATGACATACAGAATGCGCAGTCGAGAGGCTTCATGCGTTGCCAATTATACGGATTTGGTCCGTACTTTAGAGTCTTGATTAAGTCTGCAGGTTTGCCAAAGTTGACAAGTATTACAGACAGACAAGCGATGCCTAAAATTTCTATGTGTATCATTTGAATTTTTCTTTAATGTATAACTCAGCAAGAATCTCTGCTTTTGTAGAGTGTGCGTCTATTGCACTCTCATAGCCATCGATAAATGCTTTCTTGATTAGTTTGTCTTCTTCTTCAATATACTCTTGAAGATTCTCTTGAATACCTACTAAGATTTTAGCAGTCTTCTCATCGACTAGTGGTTGCAAGTTCGTCAAGTAAGCGTCAACGAATTGCATTGGGGTTTGTTTTCTCATATCTGTTTATTATTTGTTCTTTCATTAATTTAATGACACGCAACACTTCACGAACTGAGATGCTAGTCTTGCGATGTATTGAACGAGCAGAATTGCCATCGAGCCACATCTTGAACAACTCTCTCTCGTACCAATGTGATTCTTCGATTGTGATGTCATATGACTTTATCTTCTTGAGTTCGTCTTGATAGTTCTCTTCGTCTACTAGATGGTCTTCGACACCACTTGTGATATGCAACTCATAGACATCGTATTGGTCGTATATTCGATTTGCTTGAAAAGGGTGCCTGTTGCCATGTATCGCTGTGTGTAGTACTTTGATTGCCCACCATTGAAGATAACCATCTCTGTGTAGTTTCTCGACATATGCGTCATCTTTTTCGAGTATAAGCAAGAAGAAGTATTGATATAGTTCACGAGCGAGTTCTTTATTTTTTGAGATGCGAAGACAAGTGTCAAATACCCATGCTTGAGTTGTCAAGTTTTGAATGATTTGTTTCTTGTTCACTCTGCGAATATAGTAAAACTATTTTCAATTACAAATTATTTTTTCTCAATTAGAACAAACCACCCGTCTTTCTCATATTTCTTCTTGACTTTGAGCGCTTCTTCTTCTGTGTTCAACAAGTGTATAGAGTGAATCACCTTTTTCGTACAAGTAACTACCCAATAAGTCCATCGTGAGTGCATATCGTTGCTTTGTTATTTTATCAAATTCTATCAAGTCGCTTGCTTTTCTGACTGCGTTTATGATTGTAGAGTGGTCTCTCATCAAGATTTTACCAATATCTACGAGTGACATTTGCAAATGCTTTCTACATAAATAGCAAAACATATGTCTTGCAAAAACTAAGTCTTGTTTACGATTCTGAGATTGTATTTCGTCAGGCGTCATGTTGAACACTTGACAAACTGCTCTCATCACATCGTTCCATGTTTGCTCGTTCTTTGTGATGTCTAGTCTAGGTTGTACTATCTCTTGTTTTAAGCGCTTTATTTCTAGAGCGTGCTTGATGTTGATTTCGTATATGACAAGTTTGAGACGCTTGTTCTCTTGCTTCATATTGTGTTGCTCTTGGTATGTCATATCTTTTTATGTTTTTCTTCTATAATCATCGGGGTTGTATTTATCCATTTGATTCTATGGTGTAGCCTGTTTGTGGTAAAGCCCATCATTGCGACTTTAACAGAAGACGGATGATTCAATACGCTGTGAAACGATTTTACATAAGTGCCTGATGAAGCGTATGCGTCAGTCATACCACCTTTTTGACTCTGTGTCGCCGCTTGTTCAAGACCAATGTACGGCAGTGTCAAGAACAAATGACCTCGACTGCCTAGAGTTGTATATGTGTTGACATCTTCGTTGATAGAACCAAAGAATTGAAATTCTCTGTCAGTAGAACATATAAAACTATTCATACATTTTCTAGAGTTGTACTTGTAGTTGCTTATCATGCCACAGCCTTCGCCACCGATGAAGTCACCACCTTGAGCAAACGCAATAGATGTGCAATTTGTCGATTTGTAAAAGTCGAGATAGAATTGAAAGTACTTGTCTAGATTCTTTGCATAGCCTGATGTCATGTATTTGCCATCGATATAGCGATATCTGAAAGAAGAGTAGTCATCGTCTAATTGAATGAAGTATTTTATGCCTATTTCTTTTGCAATATGGAAACAAGCGTTTCTTGCATGAATGATGACTTTGCGATTGTCAAAGTTATTGCCTTCGTCTGTCATGTCTGCCATTGCTTTTTTGTCAAACACTTTCACTCTATGTTCACCAAAGTTTTTGATGTATTTATCTATCGTTTTGTCTTCGTTGTCTACGATAAAATAAATGTCACCTGTGTAACCTGATTTATTGAGCGTTGCATATGTCTTGACATTGTCAGGTCTACCATGAGTCAAGATAAATACTGCGAAATTATTGTCCATACTCTTCTAGATATTGAGTTTTAATTTCATCACATAGTTTCACATAGCCGTATTGAATCGCTTTCTCAAAGTCTATAATGACGAGAGCAGAGCGTTCCATAAGATGTTGCATCTCTTTGCTTGAGTGAGCGTAGTAGTCAGCGATTTTCTCATAGTTAAAAACTGAGTGCCTCATTGCGCTATCAATTAAGAACGCTTTCTCTTCAGCATCTAGAGAAGATGATTCAATCTCTTTAATGAGTCTTTGAGTTTTTGACTTGTCACAAAGTTCTAGAATGTGTGGCTTCCTGTTCTTAGGTTCGTAAATAGGCGCTTCAATTTTACTAGTGTACTTTTGGTCTTCTGTGCTAGGTGCAAATTCTGCACCAAATAGATTTATCTGTTTCATATTTTCTGTTTGTATTCTGTTCTTTCGCCTATGAATTGCGTGTTGATTGTAACGCTTTCGCCATGACGATTCTTTGCTATGATTAACTCGCTATCTTCTATTGGTGGTTTTTCGCCTTGCTCGTAGTACGCAGGTCTAAAAGGAAACATTATCACATCTGCGTCTTGTTCGACACTACCTGACTCACGAATGTCTGAGAGCATAGGTCTCTTGTCTGCTCTTTCTTCGCACTTACGACTTAACTGCGCAAGAACAATGACGGTGATTTGTAACTCTTTCGCTAGTAGTTTAAGCGTTCGAGATATCTCTGCTATCTCTTGCTCTCGATTCTGTTTTGTGCCTTTTACGAGTTGTAAGTAGTCGATGACTAGAAGTTCTAGACCATGACGAGACTTGTGAATCTTTGCTTTCGATTTAATTTGTTGAATCGTGCAATCTGCATCGTCATCTATAAAGAACTGAGTCGTTTGATTGTTTGCAATATCACATAGATAGGTAATTTCATGCTCTTTCAATGAGCCGTTTCTAATCTTCCAACTTGCAATGTCACCTATCAATGAGATATATCGCTTTGCTAGTTGTTCGTTTGACATCTCTAGTGACAACAAGAGCGCTTTGCCACCTACTTCTGCAAATGCTTTTGTCAAAGTAAGTGCTAGAGCAGTCTTACCCATGCCCGGACGACCTGCAAGAACGATTAAGTCACCTCGATTGTAACCGCCTAAGATTCTGTCAAGCGATGACCAACCTGTTTGACGACCTGTTATCTTGTCACCTCGTTGAATGCCTTCGATGATAGTGTCAACTACTTCGTTTGTCACTTTGATGATTGATTTAGGGTCTTTAGCGCTACTCGTTTGACTTTCATCTATCAAGAGTTGTGTGTACGATATTAAGTCGCTTAGAGACGAACTTGTATTGATTGCTTGAATCTTATCTATAAACTTCTTTTGTAGATAGTTCGCTTCTAGTTCGTAGAGATAGCGTTGTACATTAGGTTCGCCATAGACATTTTGTTGTAACTGAATTACACGAATTATCTCTTTCTTCTCAAACTTGCGACCTAGAGTCACAACATCGATAGGCTCGTTGTCATAATATAACTGAGTCAATACATCAATCACTTTTTTGTTAAAGTCATCTGTAAACCACTCTTTCTTCATCTTTGGTAGTAGCGCTCTTTCAGAGTCAAACCAAAGTAATTGTGAAACTATATACTCTTCGTTATTCATAATTACTAGGATTATATGCTTTTGGTTTGTTGTACACTACTTGCGCTTGTTTTAAATGATTAGGCTTCCATGTGCGAACGGCTGACTTCCAATCTTTCATTTTGTTTTTACCTATTAACCATCCTTTAGATTCGTAGAAGTCAAAGAATTTGTTTGATACATCTAGCATATCTTGAGAAAGCATATAATCTCTCAACTCGTCAAGAGTTGGTTTGACGAATGTCACTTTCTTATTTATATCTTTATCTTTATCATTATCAGTATCATTAACACTATCGGCATTTTTCGTATCATCTCGTATGCGGTCGTATGCGCTCGCATCCCATCGCTTCTTTGCATTATCCGAATTGCGCTTTCGTATGTCTTCGTACTTTACTAAGTCTCGTTTTAATTGTTGTTTGATAGGCTCAAATGCAATCTTCGTTATGACACTATCACTGACAGGATTCTTGTCATTGACATATTGAAGAATATGTTTGAACAAACTACCTGCTTGTTCGTCTGTAAGTTGCTCTACTACATGAATCAAATCGCAGTAGAGTAAGAATGATTTTTTGTCTTGTGCCATAAATAAAAAAGCCCTTTCAAATTGCGGTAGTAGAAGTACACACAACTCAAAAGGGCAAAAGGGTTTAACTTTCGGTATCTTCTACATACCAGTTAACGATTCAAATATAGTATCTTATCACTATATCACAAAGTTATTTTTTTGTTTCTATCGTATATCTGCCATAGCCTTCTGTCTCATCGCAGACGATATCCATGCCTTCACGATGTCGTAGAACATGAACGAGAGCGGCGAGTCGAAACGAGCCATAGAGATTCAATGCGTCAATCGGTGTGATAGAGCGACCACTCATCAAGTGTGTCTTCACTTTCTTTAGTTGTGATTCTTTTTTCATATTGTTTATTTTAAAATTGTTTCTTCTACTTTTACGAACTCTTCAAAGTTGTCACTAATTACACGAAACGAAGTGTAGTTGATTGACTTGAACTCTGTATAGACTTTGACAGGCATTGAGTACGCTTCTTCTAGAGCGTCTCTAATCAACTCAGTAGTAGGCTCGTAGTCGAATGCACATATCAAGTCATTGTCTTCGTTGATAAGTACATACGCACGATGATTCAAACGAGTTGCAAGATACTCAGCGTGTTTGTAGTTTGTGAATCTAGCGACAAGTTCTGTATCTTCATAGACACGATACTCGATTACGCCATTTACGGATGCTTCATTAATTATGACCATTGCCTTTGTACATTCTATGCTTTAAAAGATTCTGTGAAAATGCTTCAAAGTCTTTGATTGCGTTGTCACGCTCAAATTCATAAGGCTTTGCTTCTTCGATTGTGTCTTCTCCGTCAATTAGATAGAAGAAAAACTTTGTCAATCCCACTACTACTGCGAGTAGTGAGAATGACCATAGTGCGAAAGTTATAAAAAATTCCATGTCTTTATTTTAATTATTGGGGGCTTTTACACCCCCATTTTGTGTGTCTATTAAAATTCGTATTCGGTTAAAAAATCAACAAATTGACCGGGACAGATTTGACAAAACTTGTCGTCACTTACACACACATAATTTTTTTGTGTCAATTGAGACAAATATCCTTTTACTTGTTTCTCGTTGAAATCGGTGATAAATTCCATAACTTCTTTGAAATAAGTAAAGTCACCGCCAGTATATTTGTCAGATGCTTTTACGATTGACTGCAAAACTGAGATTTCGTTTTCGTTTAAGTTGTTGTAGTTTTTCATATTTTGTTTCGTTTGATGTAGCAAATATACAACTAGCAAACATATGTGCAAGCACTTTGCAAACTTTTTTTACAATTATTTTGTTTTATGACAATTCTATGACATTCGACAACATCTGACCTGCGTAGTGAAGTCGCTCATCAATCAAGTCTTTTACATCTTCTAGTTCGATTGTAGCAATGTGGCGCTTATGTGAGTCAGGCATTCTAGGGTCAAACGATACAAAGTAACCTACTTCACAAGCAGTCGCTATCATACCCATTTGCATCTGCCAATAGTATTCGGGATGCAACGACTTTAAGTCACTAGCATTCTCTATCGAGAAGTTGCGTAGATGAATACCCGAATTAAAAGGGCATTTTAACTCAACGATGAAGTCAGCGCCTAAAGCGTCAGGTGAATAACCACCAAATTCTCCGTACTCGATGAAGATATATGTCTCACCTCCGTAGTAAGTAGCAAGAGTAGAGAACGGGTCAAACGCATCATACGCTTGACGCTCGTGTTCGTTACCCCAATCAAGCGCACGACCATAGATTTCTGCTCGTTGATTTG